TTCAGACAGCAGCTCCATCACGCCGGCATTTTCGGCACGGACAGCTTCCTGTACATAGCCTTGCAATGTGGCGATAGGGGCGACTGCTTCAGGACCTGCTTCGCCGCCTCCCATCATCTTTCCATTGCTCGGATTTACGCCAAATATTGTCGGCTGATTCAATACCATGCCTTTTGCGTGCCACTCTACGTCCAAATGCGGAACAGACAGTGGACTTAAACTGAACTCACCAGACCAATGGAACTCCGGCAGCTTGATGTCCGGCAGATGCCAGTCAAAGTCGAACACGCCTTTCAGCCACTGCACAACGCCGTCAACCACTTCCTTTACGCCGCTGAACTTCTCGGAAGCAGAATCAAAGATGCCCTTGAACGTATCTTTCGCACCATTGAGGAAGCCTGTCAGATAGCCGGAAACCGTATTCCACAAGCCCATAAACGTGTTGGAAATACCGGTGCCCATTTCGCCGAACCCCTGCTTGATACGATCAGTATCTCCTGTAAATATGCCGACAAAAACATTGAACACGCCCTGCAAAAATTCGAATACACCGGAGATCGCCTGTATAATGCCGTCGATCGCGTTGAACAGCCCGTTCAGCAGCCCTGCTACGGTGGAAACTGTTGTCGCCACGACAGTGCCGATCAAAGCAATGATCGGTTGCAGCCAGCTTAAATTTTCGCCAATGGCTTGAATCTTCTCGATCCAGCCCGGCAGATGCTCTGCAATAGTGCTGCTGATCGTGGAAATTACAGGCGTTATCAGGGAGGACAGTATCCCGATCACGCCCGCCACAAACTGACACGCTCCGGCGAACACCGTCATTGCCGTAGATGCCGCACCGCCGCTTTCGACAAATCCGGAAAACAGTTCGGTCAGCGGCGAGACTGCATCTTTCAGGTTATTCCATGCATCTTTCAGTGCATCGATGACCGGCTGGAAAGATTCCTGCACAAAGGCAGCAACTTCCTGTGCCTTTTCCCACCATTCCCCGAGTTTTTCCTTGAAGTCCTCGATCTGCGGCTGAATCTCCTCGAATTTCTGCCGTGCGATGTCTATCCACTCAGAAAGCTTTTGCATGGCAGGAATTACGAAATTCTCCATGATCGGCTCGCCGATTTCCGCCTTGAACTGCCGCCATTTTTCCGTCAGATTGGCTTGCACGTTGGCGTACTGCGTGGATTCCTTTGCCGCCTGTCCGACAGCACCGGAAGCCTGCATCATGTTTTCTGCATATTCCAGACGTGTCGCCTGCTTTGTGGCTTCGTCCAGATTCGCCCATGCTTTTGTCTCGGAGATGATGCCCTTTTCCACGGCGTAGGATGCCATCTGCGTATCGTTGGCAAACAGACCGATGGCTTCACCACCCTCATAGGATCCGTTGATGAAGCTGTTCAGATGCCCCATGGACTCGTCCAGAGACACATCCCAGAACGCTGCTGCGTCGGATGCCAGAGTCAAGCCGCCTGTCGCAAGGTCGGTGGCGTCTTCTATGCCAAATCCCAGACCCTTGAACTTTGCAGTGAGAGAGGTCATGCTCCCGGTTAGCCGGGTGGATACCACACCGGTGGCATCTGCCACCCCCTGCATCTTTTTCTGTGCAGCACCGGCATAATTGCCCATGATCTGGTCAAAGGCAGAATTTTCCGCGGACACCTCTGCCGCAGATTCTACAGAATCCTTGCCAAAATCCCAAAGTGCCTGTCCTGCCTTTGCGGCAAGATCGATCAGCTTTTCAAAACCGCTCGCCAATACATTGGCAATGGCGCCCTTCATGACGGAAAATCCGCCTTCTGTGTTTTTGGCGCTGTCCCCCAGTTCCTTGACCGATTTTTTCGCCTTTCCGGCGGAATCGTCCAGATTTTTCTGTTCCCGGTTCAGCTGATCGGCGGCTTTCTGTGCCTGACTCAACTTTTTCTCGTTGCTTTTCAGCTCAGAACTCAGCTTTTCGATGTTGTCCGCACAGGCTTTCGCCTCGTCGGATTCCTTGCCGGTTTCTTTGCGAAGGTCCTTGTACTTGTCTTTCAGCTTGTCCAGTGTCGTCCGCTGTAGTTCCACCTTTTTGGTCAGGATTTGCAGAGATTCCTTGGTGTCAGAGATGTCACCTTTTTGTCCTTTAAACGCCTTTCCAAACGCCTGCCCGATCTTGTCGAATGCCTTAGACATTCGCGTCTCGGTCTTTTCGGCATCGTCCTGCGTGGTTTTCAGCTGTTTTCGCGCTTCACTGCTGTCTACGGCGATCTTGCCGAATAGCTTGAAAATATCCGTTTTCTCTCACCTCCCGTCAATAGATTTTTTCTGCCGCACCGAACTGCATCTTCTCAAACCGGGCGATATTCTGCCGGATCAGCGCCGGCACGTCTTCTTTCCGGATGTGCTGAGACCGTTCCTTTGCAGAACCGGTCTGTAGCCCGTCCATAAATTCCTGGAAAGACTTGTCGCGCACTTGATGCAGGAAAAACTCCCAGCACTGCTGCCGGGAGGATTCCTCATATATCTTGCAGACCGTCTCTGCGAACCGATGCTGCCGGAGAGCAGCGCCAAGCAGCCCCATAGGGTCAGCATACCGCCGCCAGATCAACTCGCAGAATCCGGTGATGCTGTCTCCGCTGCCGCAAACGGCAGCAATTCCGTGAAAAAATCCTTCATTCCCTGCGAGGTGACAAGCTGCCGCAGCATGGCAGCGTATGTGCCTGCGCCGGACTTTGCGATCTCTGCCTCAGATTTCCCGGTAACCGATGCCAGCAGCTGCCGGAGCAGCGGCTCACACTTCCGATAGTTTCGGATGATAATAGCGGCCGCCTTTGCTGCAGCTACTGCACCAACCTCACGGAAATTTCCGCTGCCGAGCCGGGAAATGGCGGCGGCGATCGCCGGATCTTCTGTCAGAGCTGCGATCTCGTCTGAACCAATGGCGGATGCGATGTCGAACAGCATCCCCATATCCTCTGCGGTAAGTTCCCGCATATTTACCTGCTTCATACGCCTGCTCCTTTCACTTGGACGCTGCCGCGCTGGCAGCTACGCTCTGGACATCTGCGCTTGTTTTCGGATAATAGATATAGATGTTCAGACCTGTCATGCGGTCGCCGTCAGAATACGTCCGGTATGCCTCAAATGTCAGCGGCAGCACACTCGCTTCAAAGCTCTTGCCGTCCACCTTTGCGCCGCTGGTGCAGATGGCTTTATCGAAAACAATGACAATAGGCTTACGGCCTTTCAACGTTTCGCCCACATACGCCAGCTTGTCGATCCAGTGCTTTTCTTCAATCTTTTGTCCGGTCGTGCCGACCAGGTAGTCTTTTGCGCCCTGCGATTCTACCAGATCGGAAAATAAGGCATGGTTCAGCAGCTCTGGCGTCATGTCCAGAGCATTGATGGTCATTGTGCCGGTCTCTCCGGTCTTTACCACACCGCCGTATACCTTGACGCCTACGCCGTCGATCGGCACATCGTACAGTGTGCTGGTGATCTCCAGGCTGTTACCGCCGGATGTCGCACACAACAACGTTTCTTTAAAATTGAACTGTGCATTGCCGCCGGAGGTGCCGGTCGTCAGCGTCAGTCCTTTGTGGATCGTCCCTGCGCCCAGCCAGATCCGCTCTAATGTATTTTGGGTCATGCCGTGTTGTCCTGCCTGCATATTACTCCACTCTCCATTCTATGTATTTCAGATTGATCTGTATTTTTTTCAGCCGTGCATCGTCGCACGGAGCAGCAACAGCGCTGTTAAAGAACAGCACCACTGCATAATCATCACCGGATGTGCTATATCCGGTGACTCTGGGGAACGCCCTGCAAATTCTCTCCCGGGCAGTTATCAGTGCATCCCAGCTCGTCCCAACCAACGTGAGCAGGAACGTCCCGGACAGCATACCGCTTTCTTCTGTGACCGGGCTGCTGCTGCAATGTCCGACACAGTAGACCGACGGCAGCTTTCCGGCAGTCTGATAGGTCTCATACTGATATGGTATTTCCGCTGTGTCCAGGCGAGCTTTTACCGCCGCCAGCAATTCTTTTGTCATGACACACCTCGTTTCACAATTGCAGCCAGACGCTGTTCTGCTTTCGGCAGGTCTTGATCTGCTGCGTGCTGCAACGTGTGTTGCGCTGCCTTACCGTCCGTCTTGTAATATTGCACTCCGTTTTTTCCGTATACAACCGTGACCTTCCCTTGATATGTCGGTTTCCTTGACCCGGTGTATCCAGCAACAGGGACGTACCAAGGGGACGCTCTGCCGTCACCGTTCGCTGCATGGGAACCTGTCCCAAACTCATTCCAGACGGCGTTTTCTAGGTTGCTGCCAACAGTAACGGAATGCTCTGCCGTGTCAACAACATAGTCCCATGAGCCTTTCAGCTGCCCCTCGTCTACGGGAGACATTGCCGCAGCATCTGCCGACAGCAGCGCACCCATTTCCGTGAGAAATTGTTCCACAGCGCTGTCAATCAGATCGGCAGCCTCCAGGATATGCGTTTCCAGTGATACCGTTTCCATTTTCACTGTGCCGCACCTCCCGTATACCGCAGATAGATCTCCAGCTGGGAGCCGTCCGCCATGCCCATAGGGTTATCGATTTGCAGTACGTCATACCGCTTTCCGCCGCAGAGCAGGCGGCAGTTTTCCGGAGAGAAGTCCTCCGGCAGCTGCACCCAGTCCGCCACAAACACATGCGTGGCTTCTTCGGTTTTGGCATGATATGTGGTATACCGGCTGTCCCCGCCGGTCATGTCCAGCCAGCCGTGCAGCGTGACCGCAGATGCTTCCTGCGGCTCGGATTCTCCGATCGTATTGACAACGGATTTCAAACGCACAAGCTGTGCATCGGTATTTCCGCCGATCCGTCCGTACATGGTCAAAACCTCGCTTTCCGGTATCTGTCCAGAAATCTGACAAGCCGTTCCGGAACGCCCAGAATGCCGCTGTAAGCGTCCTCTCCGGAAAAGGTCACGCTATGCCGGCTGATGGTTTCCGATGCAATTCCCGCCCTGTCGGCGGCGTTCTGCCCCGCCCTGCTAAGCTTGTACCGCAGAATTTCCACGCACCCCATTACCACGTCCGGCGGATATGCTACACGGTGCAGCACCGCAGAATCGGTGTCCGCCGGAGCAGGTGACAGCATGCTGTCCGGCAGTACCGTGTACAGTTGCTCGCCGATCTGCACGGTGTCCCCTGTCAGGATCCGCAGGCTCGGTGTCAGCATGACACCGCCCTGAATCGCCGTCACATACCGGAAGCCGCGTTCTGTAAATGTGTTGTGCGTTTCCTGCCGGATCGCAGCTTCCAGTGCGGCAAGATATTCCGCAAGCAGTTCGTCCGGTGTTTCGGTGTCCACAAATTTTCGGAGATGCTCTACTGTCATTAACATTTCGCATTCTCACTCCTCACTTCTTGAACTTCGCCAGTACCACCTTGGAGGTGTCAGACAGTGCTACCGCATAGAACCGGTCTGCACTGATGTCTGTCTTTCTGGACAGGGTTGCACGTTCGATCTCCACGTTGGTGTCACGCTTCAGGTAAATGGTCAGTGCGGCAGTGTCGTCCTCGGTTTCGTCGTCCTGATTCAGCTTGACGATGGGGCAGAAGTAGCACGCCGTAGTGGACTTTGTGACCTTGTCGCCGACCTTTGCAGCGGGCAGGGTTTTCCGGATCTCCGCGATGTTCCCCTCAGTCGCCGCCGTGCCGCTTTCGTCAAAGTAATACCACTCGCTGTGCAGCGGCACTTTCTTGGACGGCACCACGCGGCAGTTTGCCACCATGCCAATTTCACCGGTCAGCATCACGCCGTCCTTGTACTTGTCTGCACTGAGGAAATCGCTGTCCTTCCGCAGCTGTGTCACCTGCTTCGGGTGCACAAAGATGACCTTGTCCGTATTCACTTCCTCGTCCAGCACGTCAATGGCGTCTACAATGCCGGCGTACTTGATCGCCGCCGCACTGCTGTCATAGGTCAGCTGTGCCCCCTGCAACGCAGCCATGGCATCGGCATCGACCTTCGCCGCGATGGACTTTCCGATCTGGTTATTGGTTTCTGCCACCGGATTGCCGTAGCCGGACAGCACAGACTCATCGGTCAGCTCCACTGCCTTCATTGCCTTCTTGATCTTCACGGTGGTGGTGCTGGTCTGGAGCTTTACGGTGTCTGCCTTTACGCCCTCGGCAACGTCTACCGCATCGCCGATGTAGCTGTACTGCGGCACGGTGATCGTGTCACCCGGTACGCCCTGCAGGGTGGTGTCCACCTTTGCGAACGGAGTGACGACGATCTTATTGGTGATTTTGGCGGAGATCATATCCGCCATGACCTGCGGGTTTACAAGGTCCTTAATAGTTGTTGTTTCTGCCATGGTTATTCTCCTTTTCTCCCGGTAAGGGTGTCGTATGTGTCTTTGTC